GGTTGAATATGGCCGCGACAAAAAAGAAAGCTTGCAGAAATATAAAAAGCGGCTTTCTAAATTATCAAAACAAACCCCAGCGGGCCGACCCATCACAGTTTGCCCCGCGACGTTTTTGGATGAAATGGATTGCGCCACGTGCGGATTATGTCAAAACCAAAACCGCGCCGCTATTGTCGGGTTTCCGGTGCATGGATTCCGGACCAAGAAAGCGGATGCAATTGCAAAAGGAACAAAGCAATGACACGGGAAGAAGTAGAACATGGGCAGGGCTGGCACAATGCGCGGCGGGAATTTGAAGCGGGCGAGCTAGACATCACGCTTGCAATTGAAAGTTTTAAATTTGACCCGCCGGACTCACCTTTTCAAAAAGGTTTTTTGGATTTTGTGCGATTTATGAAACAGCACAAAAGCGGCGCGACAGTTTATCCGGTTTTTGATCAATAATAACTTTTGAAAAAACAGCTTTTATTTTATGGGAAAACATGCGATAAAAAACGGGCGGGCAATTCCGCCCGCTTTTTTGCATAGGAGATAATCATGCAAACCATTACAGAGACGACTAACGAAATCACCGCAACAACCGCCTATAAGACGGACGCAATAGCGCACGGCATTGGTAACAGTGCCGTGTCTAATAACTGGTGGAACCGGCCAGCCGACGAACGCTTTTTGTCGATTGACGAAATGCTTGCCCATAAGCAAGCCGACGCGGCGGGCATGACCGACAGAATTGTGAACACCCACAAAATGAAAATTGAAGGGCAGATTGATGAAAGCAATTTGCGGCATGGGCATATCGAAGTGACCTACACGGATGAAAACGGGGCCGAACATATCAATACCCCGTCGAATTGGTCTTTTAATCAATTGGCCCAACTGGCCGGAGCCCCTGCCGGATATTTGCGAGACCTTCCGGCACCGCTTGCCGCTGATGCAATGCAATGGGGTTTGACCCAAAACAGGGGCCGCGAACTGGTGAAAACTTACAGCGGGCAAAATAGCGGGTCGCAATTGCGTGCCGCAACGGGTCCGGATTATGGCCGCATTTATGACCATGAATTGTTAACCGCTATAAAGCAGTTTGCAGACCCGGACCGCTGGAAGGTTCCGGGCATGATGGTCGCGGGCGGGCTATATGACCCGTTTGTGCCCGTGTCACCTGACACAACAACCCTTTTTGCGAGTGACCGCGACGTGTTTGTTTTTCTGGTGGATGATACCCACCCCATTGAAATTGGTAAGCTTGCCGATGGTTCGCCTGATTTGGTATTCCGCGGCTTTTATGCTTGGAATTCGGAGACCGGAAGCAAGACGGCAGGGCTGGCCGCAATGTATCTGCGCGGCGTATGCATGAATCGCAATCTTTGGGGCGTCGAAAACTTTCAAGAGATCAAAATCCGGCACACTAAATTTGCGGCGGATAAATGGAGCGCGGAAGCGCAACCGGCTTTGGAAAGTTTTGCCAATGGTTCCAGCCAAACCCTGCTCGAAGGCGTGAAGGCGGCGCAAGACGCGAAGGTTATGGATGACAAAGACAGTCAACTCGAATTTTTGACCAAGCGGGCCGGTCTATCCAAACGCATGGCCGGTGCCGCAATTGCCCGCCATGAAAAAGAAGAAGGGCGGCCCATGCGCTCAGTTTGGGACGCGGCGCAGGGTATCACCGCGATAGCGCGAGACGTAACCCATCAGGACGCCCGCATCGAGATTGAGGGCAAGGCCGGTGCCCTGCTTAACAAGGTTGCGGCATGAGCCAGTTTGTTTTTGTGACATTAGGGCTTATCACAAGCGCTTATCTGCTTTTGATTATCTAAAAATGGAGGGCTTGAAATGAATAAGCATTGAATGAAAACGGGGGCCATTTGGTCCCCGTTTTTTTTGTTTTCGTTTATTTTAATATCTGATAATGTCGCAGACGTAACTTAACTATGGAGATTTGAAAATGTCAGAAAACTCAATATTCGACACCGATTTTTTACGGGCGCTTGCGGAGGACTGGAAAAATCAGGGCCGCGAGATTGACGCGGGCAAACTTGTGCAGTGCGCCGACCAAATGGACCAGCAGGAAAAAGACAAAAAACTGCTAACTCAGGAAATAGGGGATTGCCGAGACGCGCGCGACCAAGCCCGCCGCAAACTCGACAAAATATCCGATGCATTGCAAGACCACATCGAAGCAATTGTCGAGGAAGCAATCGAGGAAAAAATGGAAGCCGCAAAATATGATTTTGACCTTAGCGACCACCAGTCGGAACTTGAAAGCGCCATAGATGAGCGGTTAGACGAACGCCTAGAAAACGTCACCCTACGCATTGAAAACTAATCGGCACGCATTGCCGAGAAACGGGGGCCAGTTGGTCCCCGTTTTTTTTGTGCTTCACATTCTGGGACTGGTCCGATATTGTCGCAGATGTTAACTAGCTATGGAGATTTAAAAAATGGAAAATCAAACAGAATATTTGCGCCGCCTTGCGTCTGATTTACGCGAAAGCGGACAAGATGCCACCGCCGAAGATATCCAAAACGCCGCGGCTACAATTGAGAGATTGAAGGCGGCAAGATATCAGCGGAGCAGAGACAGCAAAGCCTTGCGGGTCCGGTATGTCGGCGCGACCAATACGAAACCGGCCCGCGTGATAGTCACCGAATCGGTGCCCGCACATATGGGCCGGAACCCCCGCCACACCATGGACTGGCAAGATGATATCGAGCCCCGCGAAAATCGTTTATTGGCGGCGCAGGAATATCTCGACCAGTATTTTAAACCATCCGGCCCCGACCCCGTCCGCGTTAATCCAAACGGGCTTTGTTTTGACGGCGACTATTTTTATACATGGTCCACCGGCCATTAATGACCGGCAGATATTACCGAGAACGGGGGCCATTGCGCCCCCGTTTTTTTTGCGCCTATTGCCAGTTAATCATACCGCGGCCCGCCGCCCGCGCCCCGTGCCAAACGTACCGGCCAGCACGCACCATGCAGGGCGACCCACCAGCCGCCGGACAATCGCCGCCGGACAATCGACCCACCGGCCGCCGGACGTTGACGCCGGACCGCGGACCGAATGCAAAAACACAACATCTTGAGACCGGACCCATGCGCTGCCGAACAACATCTAGCGTTGCCAGAACCGCGGACCGCGGACGCCGGACCGGCAAAAACGGCACGGGGCCCGTTGCCATCGGGTCATTTTTTCCGGCCAAAAAATCGCGCGGCGCGGCCAAATTTTCGCGGCCCGCGGCGCTGCGGCACGAGTGCTTGTGCCATGTTTCGCGCAAATAATTACGTGAAAAACGGTATCAGTTCGGATTTGCTTGTTAACTGACCAAAAAACAGGCATATTTCCCCTAGTTTTTTTGTCTAGGGGCCCCCTATGGATGTTTCCGAACAGGAGATGAAACTTCGCTTACGATTAGCGCAATTAGAGCGCCACGAAGCGTGCCAAACAGATTTCCTGACCTTTGTAAAAAATATGTGGCCGGACTTTATTGCGGGTCGTCATCACAAAATTATTGCTGACAAACTGGAGCGCGTCGCGAACGGCGAACTAAAAAGATTGATAATTAACATGGCACCGCGGCACACGAAAAGTGAGTTTGCGTCTTTCCTGTTTCCGGCGTGGATGATGGGCAAAAACCCAAAAATGAAAATCATTCAAGCGACGCACACGACAGAGCTTGCTGTCAACTTTGGACGGAAGACCAAGAACCTTATTGATAGCGACGACTTCAAAGATATTTTTCCTGACGTAAAGCTTGCCGCGGACAGTAAAGCTTCTGGTCGTTGGGATACATCTTCTGGCGGCATGTATTATGCCGTGGGCGTCGGATCGAACCTCGCGGGCCGCGGTGGTGATCTCGTGATCATTGATGACCCGCATTCGGAACAGACTGCTATGTCTAATAGTGGGTTTGACGATGCTTGGGATTGGTACACTGGGGGCCCCCGACAACGTCTCCAGCCGGGTGGGTCTATTGTTCTTGTTCAAACTCGCTGGTCCGAAAAAGATATGACCGGTCAATTGATGCGTGCAATGGCTAAAGATGAAAAAGCGGATCAATGGGAGGTTGTCGAGTTACCTGCTATTTTTGAAGACGGCACATCTTGTTGGCCGGAGTTCTGGTCTCTTGAAGATCTGAACGCGGTCCGCGCATCTATACCGCCGAGCAAATGGAACGCGCAGTATCAGCAGAACCCGACGGGCGAGGAGAATGCGATTATCCCACGCGAGTGGTGGAAGAAGTGGACAAGGGACAGCGTACCGAATTTAGAGTATGTCATTCAGAGTTACGACACGGCTTTTTCCAAGCGCACGACTGCGGACTTTTCGGCCATTACGACTTGGGGTGTATTCCGTCCCAATGAGATTGGGGGGCCCCCGGCCTTGATGCTATTGGACAGCAAAAAGGACCGCTGGGATTTTCCAGAGCTCAAAGAGGTTGCAATGGACCAGTATAAGTACTGGGAGCCGGATACTGTAATTATTGAAGCGAAGGCATCTGGTTTGCCATTGACACAGGAACTTCGGAATATGGGCATTCCGGTTGTTAACTTTACGCCCAGTAAAGGCAATGATAAGCTAACTCGTGTCCATTCGGTTTCGCCCTTGTTTGAGGCGGGCATGGTCTGGGCACCGGACGCAATGTTTGCGGACGAGTTGATTGAAGAAGTTGCAGCGTTTCCGAACGGCGAACATGATGACTTGGTGGATAGCATGACACAGGCTTTGATGAGATACCGGCAAGGTAATTTTGTCCAACTACCAAATGATGATTGGGACGACGAGGATACGGCTGTACGTGTAAGGGCGTATTACTAATGCAGGGACCGTCATTTTTTGTTCCGCGGAACTTACAGCAGGGCCAAGAAATACAACAGGCCACGCAAGCAGGTTCTGAAGGCATTTTTGATTTTGCAAGGTATCTTCGGCAAAACCCTGACAAGGTTGCGGAGGTATTAACTCGTGCGGGAGCAGGAGCGCTTCCGGGTGCGGGCGTTGCTGAGTTTAGTGGTCTAGCGCCAGATATTGCACCGGGTTCGGGGTACGCACCGGGGTTCATGGACTTGATCAAAGAAGGAAAATACGGTGACGCTGCTGCACAAACAGCTTTGCTAGGTTTAGATATCGGGCAGCTTTCTGGCGCAATGACTGTGCCAATTACCGCTGCAAAATTTGGTCGCGGTTTAACGCGCGGCATTGGAAGTATTTACGATGATTTTACAGAGGTAGACCCTCGCAGACTTAATATCAGTAGTGGCCGCGGTTCAGATGGCGGCGATGACCTGACTTTTGAACAAAGGTTAGAGCGAGGCAAAAAACGGCGCCAAGAACAACGCTTAGAAGCTGGCAAAAAAATTGGAAATATTATGGATCAAATTGATCCGGATCTAGCAATGTTTCAGCAACCACGAGCCGTTAGGGAGCTTGTTGAAGACCCCTTTGTTAAAGATTTATTGAACCAAAGTACTGCGGTAGATGATTTACTAGAATTCGATCCAACCTTTCGCGGTGATTATTTACTCGACGTTTTGAAAAGAGAAGGATTTCAGCCACGGGCCACTTCTCCAAAAAAAGCAGAGGAGGTATTTGAATTTTTGGGTGACGAGGGATTAGGCGCGGAACACCCCAGTATTTTCGATGAAATCGAAAAGTACACCACAGACATAAATGAATACGGCGCTGATAAGCTGGAAGTCTTGAAAACACGCTCTGATTACCCTGCTTACAAAGAGGATTTGGATCGCACGCTCCTGCAAGCTTACCCTGACGGCAAGATACCTGTTAGTCGCAGAAAGCCGTATGCCCCTCTTACCACTAAACCACCAATAAAAACAGAAGAGTTCGTCGATCTTAAAGACGTTGCGTTCGTTGGTTATGACGCTGAAAAAGAATTAATAGTAAACACCAGCGTTGGTTTGCGTTCTTTCAGGCTTTTGTCTGATGCAGTCCAGATGACGCCAGAACAAATTCAAAAACAAATAACTGATGCTGAAAATTTCTTTGACGATTTTCCAGAGGAGGCGGCGCAGGCCGGGTTAGACTCTGAAATTGATCGACTTCAAGACTTATTGGAAAAAGCGCAACAAGACTCACAAAAATTCGCGGACGGCGGTCTGGTGTCTCTTGCCCCAATCGCACGCAACATGCACCGCGGACCGCGGGCCTTGGAATCACTAGCTCCCGTAGCTAGGAACATGGATCGTTCTATGCTACGCTCCAGCTAAAGGAGAAGCCAAATGTCACAAACACCTAATGCAGGAATGGTTGATAAAAACGTACCGTCTCAACTTGATACGGAAGACCTTGCCGCTGAGATAGAGGTCGAGCTTCCGGGTTCACAGGAAAACCAGATTGATTTCATGGGCTCCGCCATGAACATGGATGTTGAGATTATACCGGAAGAAGACGGTGGTGTGACGATTGACTTCGAGCCTGCTGATGCCGCCAAGGGCAGTGAAGAGTTTTACGATAATCTGGCAGAAAATCTGTCGGAAGGGGAGCTTGGCAGAATTAGCAGCGAACTATTGGGAGAGTTCGATGCTAACAAGGCCAGCCGTCAGGAGTGGGAAGACGCATATGCGAATGGTTTGGAGTTGCTTGGCTTCACTTATGAAGAGCGCACTCAGCCGTTTAGGGGTGCGTCGGGCGTAACGCATCCTTTGCTGGCTGAATCGGCTACACAGTTTCAGGCGCAAGCCTTCAACGAATTATTGCCCGCGTCGGGTCCCGTCCGAACTACGATTCTGGGTGATGAAACACGCGAAAAACAGCAGCAAGCACAGCGCGTTCGTCAATTTATGAACTACTACATCACTAACGTGATGGAGGAATACACGCCAGAATTTGATCAGATGCTGTTTTATTTGCCTTTGGCCGGGTCTACTTTCAAGAAAGTCTACTTTGATGACGCACTGGGCAGGCCGGTTTCCAAGTTTATACCGGCAGAACACCTTGTTGTACCGTATGAAAGCAATGATCTAGAGACTTGTCCTAA